AGGGTGTAGCAGGTCAATTAAAGCTGGTGAGGGTGTAATGGAAAAAGTGATTGTTTATTGTGAGAATGAAAGACAAGGGCGTAATTTTTACCCTGCAAAAGAAGGCCAAAAAGTTGGGTATCGACATATCTCGGAAGTCGATAAAAAAGAAAAGGCAGATGTGTATCTGTTCGCGTGTGAAAAACCAAAAAACAAGGCGAAAAAATGAGTTATGATTACTCTTCACTTGCGACAACGGGAGCGAGCTTAATTTCAAAGTTCGGCCGTGATGTTACATTAAAGCATGTGACAGAGGGGTCTTATGATTTTTCAACGGGTGGTGTTTCAGGGGATAGTGTAACAAGCGAAACCGTGAAGGCTGTATTTACCAATTACAACGACGGTCAAATTGATGGCTCGATTGTACAGCGTGGAGATAGGCTTGTTTTGGTATCTAATGACGTTACAAGCGAGCCAAAGACAAATGATATTATAGGCGGGTTTAAAATCGTTGGTGTTGAAACAATACAGCCCGCGAATGATGTTTTGCTTTATAAATTGCAGGTGCGTAAATGACGGTTCGCACTGATTTAAATAAAGCATATGAGCGTAAAGTTATAGGCGTCATCAAGGAGGTTGTTAGAAAAACAGCTTTTAATATTGATACGGACTTGGTCAATATGACCCCCGTTGATACAGGGCGCGCAGAATCAAATTGGTTGCCAAGTGTTAATATTCCACGAGGTGACACGGTTGGCGTGGGTGGGAAAACGGCTATATCGCCTATTATAGCCAATGTAGGTATTGACGATACGATATATATCGCGAATAACTTGCCGTACATACAGCGATTAAATAGCGGCTGGTCTAGCCAAAACACAACTCCTTCATGGGTTGAGGCCGCTGTTCAAAAGAATAGTGCACATATGAAGCGTGTAATTAAAGAGGTGACGCATGGATTATAAAAGCGCACGCAAGGAATTATTAGAGTATTTCAATACGGGTTGGGCAAGTGCCACGCCCGTCACGGTTGGTAATGACGCAAAATATGAACCAACCGAGGGGCAATCATGGGTTAGGATTAATATCCAACACTCAACAGGCTTTCAATCGACTATGGGTGATCCGAGTAATAATCGATTTGAAAGACAAGGGATTGTAACAATACAGATATTCACACCTCAGGGGGATTTTGGCGTTAGTGCAAGTGATTTAGCAACGGACGCTTTAAAACTTTATGAAGGCATCGAAAGCAACGGGGTATTTTATTATGACGCCGTTGTTAATGAGGTTGGTAATGATGAACGTGGTTGGCATCAGGTGAATGTTCTGGCAAGTTTTAGATATAACGAGATAACATAAAGGATAAAAGAAAATGGCAAATGCTTCACAAACGCGATTAGCTTATGTAGTAGAATCAACGTGGGGAACAACCCCTGCAACACCATCATTTCAAAATGCACGTTTTGTTAGTGAATCGGTAAACGCAAATATTGAAAACATTCCATCGAATGAAATACGCGCAGATAGGAACACAACTGATTTAATTCAGGTTGGTTCAAGCGCGGGAGGGGCAATTGATTTTGAATTATCATATGGCTCTTTTGATGATTGGTTGGAAAGTGTCATGTATAACACATGGTCAACAAACGTTTTGAAAAACGGCTCAACTGAAAAATCATTCACACTTGAGAAAACTTTCGAGACGGGCGCGACAGATCAATATCACCGCTTTACAGGTGCGGTCGCAGGTTCTATGTCATTATCAATGGCGGTTGGCGCGATTGTGACGGGTTCTGTTGAATTCATGGCAAAAGGTACAACATCGGCGCAGGCGATTATTACGGGCGCAACGTACACGGGTACAAACTCAAACGATGTTATTAATGCGGCGAGTAACTTTGCTTCATTGTCAATGACAGGCGTTACAAGCCCTGAATTAACAGCCCTTGATATCAATATTACAAACAACCTTCGCGCACAGCAGGTTTTAGGCTCAATTGATGCGCGTGGAATTGCCGAGGGACGCTTTGAAGTGACGGGCTCGGGCACGGCTTACTTCGAAAACCAAGAGATGTTCGAATTGTTCTTAGCGGGTACGGCGGCTGATTTATCATTTAAGCTTGGTGGCGCATCCTCAAAGAATTACGTCTTTGACTTGCCTAACATTAAGTTTGGTAGTGTTGAAGTTGTTGCAGGTGGAAACGACCAAGACTTATTGGCTAACTTCACGTTTACAGCGTTGTATGATAGCGGCGAGAGTGCGTCTTTAAAGATTACACGCACAGCGTAAGAATCCCTTCGGGGTGTACGGGTAGGGGGCTATTGTTGGGGGCTTCCTATCCGTTTTTAACCAACAACCAACATAGGAGCAACCAACATGACCTCACCATATGATTTATTTAAAGAAAAGCAAATCGACGAAACAACGCCTGCGGTATTAGATTATGGCAGTTTCCAATTTCACATTAAGCACGCAGGGGCATCAAATAAAACCTTTGTGAATGCGGCACAATTTCAGTTAAAACAATTTGAGCGTTTGGATAGCTTAGACAGTCAAGGCGTATTGAGTGCAGACGGCCAAAAAGAATTAGAAGAGAAAAAACATAAGGTTTTAGCCAAGTTATACGCAGAGCTTATTATGGTTGGCTGGGATAACGTTAAAGATAAAGACGGCAAGGAAATCGATTTTAGTGTTTCCGCAGCAGAAAAATTATTTAACGATTTACCTATTCTTTTTAAAGACGTCATTGAACAATCGGTTAAAGTGTCAAACTTTAAAGCCTTAGAAGAGGAAGCGGACTCAAAAAACTAACTGATGTCCTCGCTTGGCATTTAGAGTGGGGGCAGTACGTTGATAAATTACCTAGCACATCAAAGGCTGTAATAAACAAGCCCGTGCTGAATGATAATTTAAAGTTTTATTTTTACGCTTACTTAGAATTACAATCAGAATGTCAAATTGGTATGGCAAAGGGGCGCGTTCCGTGGTATAGTATTGTTAGATATGCTAACCATTACGGCATCTACGACCCTGACAATATAGAGACAACAATTCGCCATATTCGCGCTATGGAATACATACAAGATAAGCACGAATCAAAGAAACGGGGATAAATGGCTTCACCAGATACCACAATATTAGTTGCTATTAAGCCCGATGGATCAGGCGCAAAGGTTATTAAGCGCGATCTTGATGATATTACTAAAAAGAGTAAATTAACAACAAGATCAATCGGCCTCTTAGGTAGGGCGTTTGGCTTGCTTGGTGGTGTCATGGCAGCTGGTAAAATTGGCCGTGTTGCGGACGAGATGACATTACTAACAGCTCGTATTAAGCAATCTACGCGCTCAACCGAAGAGTTCAAGAGGGCTTTTGATGGACTGGCGAAGTCATCAAAGGAAACTGGAACCGATTTGAGTGCAGCCGTTGATGTCTTTCAACGCATATCATTTACCCGTGATGAAATCAGTGCGACGGTTGATGAGATGGTTAAGTTTACTGGGACTGTACAAAAACTTGGTGTTATATCGGGTGCATCGACTCAAAACCTGCAGGCGGGTTTAACGCAACTTGGGCAAGGTTTGAGTTCTGGTGTTTTGCGTGCGGAAGAATTTAATTCTATTCTTGAAAATATCCCCGCAGTAGGCAAGCAAATTGCGGATGAATTCGGTGTGACAACAGCCCAATTGAGAACTCTAGTTCTTGAGGGGACGGTCTTATCGGAGGATGTGTTCGCGGCGATATTGAACTCACAGGAAAAAGTAAATAAACAATTTGAAGATATGCCTTTAACGATGGGTCGGGCTTTTGGCATGCTTAAAAACGAGATTGCCCTATCTATCGCAGGATTTAACGAGGCAACGGGGACAACAGACCTTCTTGCAAAGTCACTACAAGGCGTCGCCAATGTTGTAAGGGATATTAGGGCAGGCTTTAGCTTGATTGCAACAACGGTAAAGATAGTAATGTTGCAAATAAAGCAATTCTTTAATGATATCGCGGTAGGTTTTAGAGACACAATGAATAAACTCGCCGTTGAGGTGGACAAGTTGACGGGTGGTTTGGTAAGTCCTGCAATTATTACGGGGATATACGACCGTGATTATTCGGGTGACATAGCACAAGCAGAGGGGGATTTGCTAGGCCTTCAAGAGGGTTTAAGAGAAAAAGACAAAAGCAAATCAACTAAGGATACATCGGTAATTAAAGGATACGTAAACGATTATAAAGCCCTAGCGGATGGATTAAAAGGCGCGGATAAGGAAACAAAAAAGCTTAAAGCGTCAACGGATGATTATGGGCGCATATTAGGAAAGATATCCGAACAAGAGCGTGAGCGTGCCAATGAGATAGGAGATATGCTTTTTGATCTAGGTCGTGGCTATACAGATTTGCGAAGCGTTGCCGTAAATGCATTGAATGATATTTTGCGCTCAATGGCGCGCCTATCGGTTGGCGGAACATCAGGTGGTGGCTTATTGGGTTCTATTGGTGAGTCTATATTCAATGTGTTTAGCCCCTCTCTGGGGTCAAGCGCGTTATCGGCGGCAGGCGGTGCATCCAACATTGGTGTTAAACCGACGGGATTTGCGACAGGTGGTTCATTTACGGTTGGCGGTTCTGGTTCTACGGATTCACAGCTTGTTCAATTTATGGCGACTCCAGGTGAACAAGTGAATGTACGCCGTAACGGGCAAAAGAACGACACAGACGGCAACAGAGGCGTAACGTACAACATTGACGCACGTGGAGCGGACGCTGGTGTAGAGCAACGAATAAGGGGTGTTTTGCAAGAGGTTAATAGATTGCGTAAGGATGTACCAAGCCTGTCCGTCGCCTCTGTTAAAGACGCCAACAATAGAAACTTAGGATTCTTATCATGACGATATCGTACCCATTAACATTTCCTACAACGTTAGGTATGACAGATATAACGGTGACATTGAGAAACTCATCGGCAAAAAGCACAAGCCCGTTCACACTTAAAGATCAAGTTTATGACTTTCAAGGTGAGTCTTGGCAGATATCTGGAACAATGCCGCCGATGAATAGGGCTGAGGCCGAGGAGTATAATTCATTTATACTTTCATTGCGTGGGCAAGTTGGAAGTTTCCTAATGCCTA